GGAACGACGCCCCAGGTGACTGCCCAGTCCCGGCCTCCTAGTTGCTGCAAGCCGCCCACCACACCGGCGAACGTAGCTGCCTCACAGCTGATGATCTCGCCAGCACCGTAGTGGCGTACAAGCTTCTCGGCCGCGAGGGACTTACCTGTACGGGTGTCGCCTATTACGAGCGCCTCCAACCATCCTCTGGCCACGTGCTCACCGGCGAAGTTGAAGGACAGCACGCTGTGGAACACCAGGTCCATCATCGCGTGCATCTCGGGTCGGCCGTGAATGCGGGTCACGTGGTCCGCCAAGTTCTTGCAGATCTCGGCCACCTTCTTGATCGAGCTCTGCCCCTTGCGTGGCTGGAACCGCTTCATGAGCGTGATGGTCTCACCGTCAAGCGTGAAACGATCAACGCTTGTCTCGAGGACATTTAGCTCGTGCGCCTGGAACTCGTTGCTCTGAGTTTTTGGGTTAGGTTGTAGTGCACCGACCACCGCGACCGTGTTGTTGGGAGCAGTATCGTGACGGCCAACAGAAGTAATCTTGATGGTCTTGTACGCAGCGGCGTCGGGAGTGGTATCACTACCGTCGGTGTAGTCCAGCGCTGGCCTGCCAAAGAGAACCTCCACGGCTTGGTGCTCGCGCATCTCCTGTTGAAGCTTCTGACACCGTCCTCCTGGTACGCCGAACGAATCAGCGATGACCTGGTGCACCTGGCTCTGCGGTGACTCAACCATATGCAGGATGAGCGGGTCGTTGGGCTCGATCGTGATGTCGGCCTCCCCGTTCATGCCGTTGAGCGGGCAGATCGCACACTTGTTGCCTGCGTCCTGTGTACAGGCCAGCCTCACCTGACGCGGTACTGAGTAGCCAGGTTCCTTGCGACCCTTGATTGTCGCGATCACGCGCACAGGCTCGCCTACGCGACGCGCGTTGAAGGTCTCCAGAACGGTGACCGTCTCTAGGTCGCTCTTGGGCTTGCCGCCATTGACCGGCTTGGCAGTATCTAGCAAGCCCTGTAAGTCGGCAGGGTCGTTGTCCATCAAGAAGTCACTAAGGTCCTTACCGTGCTTCTCGACGATGTCGTACGGCAACTCAACTAACCGTACGTCTGCGATCCTACGCAGAGCACGAGCGATCTTGTTCGCACCCTTCATTCCGTCCTTGTCCCGGTCGGGCACTAGGAACACGGTGCGTCCTTCAAACCAGGAGTTCCACTCGTAGTGCCAGGTGACTGCACTGGCGGTGCGCGTGACGGTCTGGTAGCCGTTTTGTAGCGCGCACAACGCGTCCCACTCACCCTCGGAGATCAAGACCTCGTCTGGGTCAGCGTTGACCACCTGAATCGGGTACAGGCGCGGTGGCGAGTTGTAGCCAGTCTCGCCCCAAATCTTGGTGCCCTTGCCTGGGTTCGGGTCATAGTAGCGAACGTTCCATAGGTCGCCAGTCTCTGACCGCACAGGAATGGTGTAGATGCGGTTGTCCCTCAGACCGAGCTCATATGTCTCAACTGTCTCGAGGTTGATGCCGCGCCGTTCCGCTAACCACTGAAGCGCATCTGGACTAGCCATGAGAGCGCTGTGCCAGCCGCCAACCAGACCCTCGGTGAGCCTGCGACGAGGCTTGTTGTCAGGCTCACCGTTGAGGTCTGGAGTTGAACCGTTCCTACCGCTGTGCCCAGGACCAACCCAGCCGTCATGCTGCCGGATCAGAGCGGTAACGGGCATACCGCCGCACTTGTTGCAATAGAACACCGCCTTGTCGATGTTGAGGCTGGCTGACCTCTTCTCGTCGGGATGCAACGGGCAGCGAAGATGCCACTCCCGCGTCCCATCCTTGTGACGGTGCGTCGGCTTGTCGCCTACGAGATAGGGCGCAAGCAGGTCGATCTGTCGCTTGGTGACGGGCACCGAGTTGACTCAGGCAGACGAGGCAGCCCGTAGGTCAGAACGCTCACCTTGCCTCTCAGGGGGACCGATTTCCTGGTACATAGCACCCCTGACTTTGCTGAGCGTACGGACGAAGATCTGAGGCTCGACCACGATCTTGCTGTCGAGGTAATCCCTCATGACCTCCTTGAACGCATCGGACTGACAGTCCTCAGGCGAGTACAGCCAGTTCGCGCGCTTGCGTCCGTTCTGTCCCTGAACTACCTCGATGCGGTACTTGTACCTCTTGAGCGTAAGTACCGCCACGAGCGTCATGTCGTCTGTGCGGAAAGCCTCGTCTGCCATTGTCTCTCTGTGCCCTCCCTGTTACTCGTCGAATGGGTTGGTCTCGTCGTCTTCGCGGAGCCCCTCGATGAGCTTCGCCTGGAGTCGTCCCTCGGCACCGCTGCCGCGGACCTTGGGCATCGCGCCGAGTTCGCGCTCGTCCCACTCCTTCTTCAGCTGGTCGAGATCCCAACTGTCGTAGTCGTCGCTACCCTCCTCGGTCTCGTCCTCGGCCGACGCCCCGGAAACAGCAGCGTCTTCCTCGCGCAAAGCCTTGATGGCCTTGTCACGCTTGGAGCCGCGACCACCCGGCAAGGTCAGGCCACGATCCTCGACCTCGGCAACCAGGTCTTCGTCCGCCCAGTCGTCGTAGGAGCCGACGTCCTCCTCGCCCTCACGAGAGGCGACGAACTCGGGGTCGTCGTAGGTCGGTCCGTCTGTTGAGGTTGTGGCTTCGGCTTCGGCCTCAGCCTCCGGCTCGTCAGCAGGCTCGTCGTCCTGTCCGCTCAACTCGCTGACGGCGCTGCTGCCCTCGTTGAAGGCCTCCTCGTCACCCGGCTGCGCCTTCATGAAGCGGCCAGCACGCGGCGCGTACTGCCCGTCGTAGGTGTCCGGGTTGATCTTGACGCGGATGAACTTGCCGACCATCTTGTCGGGATCGAACTTGCCCGTCTCCTTGAGACCGAGTGCGCGGGTGAACTCCGCCATCTTCCACTTGGCGGCATCGGACAGGCCGATGTAGCTGAAGACCCAGTCGTACTCCTCGCCGACGTCGAGTGCGACCTCGATGTCGTTGGCCGGGTCACCAGCCTTGTTCGTCTCACGCGGGGTGCACTTCGCGATGCGTGCGATCTTGACACCCGGCTTGACCTTGACACCAGTGCCGCCAGATGACTCCTCGACGCCGGTGTTGTCATAGGGAATTAGCTTTGCCAACTTCTAGCGCTCCCTTCTTCCGCGGCCTCTTGCCGCTCTTGGAGTAGTCCCGCCGTTCCGCGAGGCATTGATGGCAGTCACGACCTTCTTCATCGTGGGCTCATCGCAGTAGCCTTTCGGCAGGAATGCGTCGTAGCGATCGTGTGCGTAGAACCGTGGCGTCTCCGCTACGTGAAGACGACGCCACTTCTTGTCCTTGTCCTCCATCACCTCCAGGAATGCGACCATGTTCATATACCCGCAAGCCTTCTCTGGCATGTTCTTGCCCTGAAGGTACGGGCGAAGCAATGTGCCGCCCTCGTCGTTGGTCGGATGCTGACCCTCGTGCGGATGGAACGTGATGCCGAAGTGGAAGCTGCGAGCTCCCACCATGTGACGGATCCACTGCTGAATCCGCTCCATGTTGCGACCATACTCGCCCTTGTCTAGACCGCTCGTGGGCGAGAGATTTGGGCCAGTGGGTTTGCCGTTAGAGCCCAGCTTGTATGCGCGTCCCGGCTTCTCGGCAATCGTACCGGCCCAAACGTCATCCAGGAGGACGTCCTGGTCAATGCTAGCGCAGTCCCACCACACCCATTCGTACGGGTGGTTCGACATGCGCAGATACTCCTGGATCTCAAGCATCTGCTCCCACGTGTCTGCCTCAAACTCGTCCAGCTTGGGCAAGTTCATGACGCGGGAAGGTAGCAGGCTAAGGCTGCTGTGGATGATCAGCGTCTGCCCTAGCTCAACAGACGTTCCAGCCAACGAGGTCTTGCCCCAGCCCGGGAACGAGTACAGGCCCATGCGCACCCACGGCCCAGCCTCGCGTGCAGAGCGAATGTTGGGGTGCGTGTCGTGCCCGCTCTGACGCGGTGCCGGAGTACGGGCTGCTGCCGCGCGCCTACCGGGCATCGTGACCAAATGCGGCCATCATCATCAGGCCGAGCAGTAGCAGGGTGACGCAGACGATGATGGTCGCAATGACTACTGCGGTAGGCCAGCTCATTCGTCGCTCTCTTTCCCACGCATGAGCTCTTTGCCAGCCTCGATAGCGTCAGGGTTTGGTGCTGCGTCGCCCACTGCGCCATCGAGCAGTCCCTGCGTTGCCTCAACGCGAAACTCGCCCATGAAGGTGATCGTGCTGCCGTCCTCGAACCTCAGCTGGAGGTTCTTGCCGTTGTGATCGATCCAGGCTGATGTCTCCCTGACAGCCTTACCAGAGGCGAACACGCCTGGTAGTGCCTGCTCGGCCATCATGTCACCGAGGCTGCGCGAGGCTTCTGCCTCAACATCGACCTCATGACTGACCCGGCCTCCGTGCGACCTATCTTCCATCGTACACCTCATGTTCGGCGTATGGCTCCCACGTCTTGGTCGTCTGGCGCAGGAACTCTTCCCAGTTGTTGCCCGTCTCGTGCAGCTCACAGCCATCACGCATCGGGCAGGTCGGGCAAGTAAACATGCCCGGGTTCTTGGTCATCTCGAGCTCGCCTGAGCGGAAGAGCTCGATGCGACGGTAGTCCACCATCGCACGGTGCTTGGCCTCCGCTCGGTCAAACTCGTCGCGCCAGATTGGCTGGCGCAGGAAGTAGGGTGACGGCTGCTTCTTGCTGACGGAGCCGTCCATGTTGAGGTACATGCGCTTGCCATTCACGATCTTGCTCGGGCGCTCGTCCGGCATAGCCTTGCGCAAGAAGTTGTAAAGCATCCCGGCCAGCTGCTGCTTTGGCCCCAGGATGCCCTGCTCGCGTAGGAAGTCCACGCCCCATGACCAGTAGCTACCGGCCTGGTCGTCCACCTGGAGGTAGGCCATCTTGCGATCGCCTATGCCTGCTGTGCTCTTGTGATCCGGGATCCAGATGTCCTTGCTGGTACGGTTCTGCCAGACACCGTCAACGATGCCGACGTACCAGAACCACGGCTCACCCTCCTTGCCACGGTGACCGCAGACGCAGAAGTCTGACGACTTGCAAGTGCACGGCGGATGGTACACCAGCGTCCGGAACGGCATCTCGGTTGCGATGACCTTCCAATCGCTGTCCTGGCCGTACTCCTCGACGTAGTTGAGCATCATGGCTTTGCCCAGGTCGCGAGCGTTCTCCCACTTCTCGTCGTCCCCGACGCGGAAGCCAAAGATCTCCTCGTTGCGAGCGATCTCGGCGTCGTAAGCCTTGATGAAAGTCTTAGCTGGGTGCACACCGCGCTTGATGCCGGGGATGTACCAACCGGCTAATGCGACGTGGCACAGACTACCAAACCTGAGCGCAGGCATATCGGTCTGCGGCTTCAGGAGGTCGTTGTACGTGCGGTCCCAAAGCCACTCGCACTTCTTGAGTGTGCTGCGCTCGCTCGTACGCAGGAGCGGCAGGGTGGGATGTTGTTCACTCCGAGCAGGAGGTATAGATGTCCCACCCCGCCGTTGGCGCTGCGGAGCACCGCGCGACGGACCTGGCTTCGTCCCGCGCTGCTTCGCTGTCGTGCCTCTACGTGTTTGTGCCATCTTACCTCCTCAATCTTTTGGTGGTAGCGCCCCGCGCTCCGCTGCCCTACACGCTCCCTGCCGGTGTCCTCGCCCGGCGAGGGGTGTAGTCTAGCGTACTCACGGCCACCGCGCTAGTCCCACGTTAGCAGGGACTTTAGGTGGTAGCATTGCACAGTGCGCCTACGAGGTGTCTGCCTCTCAATGGCGACAGGGCTGGCGAGCAACACACTTGCTCGCGCGCGAGCGTACGCGGCGCGCGCCGACCCCGCCGCCATCAAGCATCCCTCGCGTACGCGCGTGTACGCGCGCGTAGATCTAGATCTTAGTAGTTCTACACAACGCTTTGTTCGCGAGCGTGTACGCGCGGATACGATCGCGCGCCCGTAGCCTGGTGCCTCGCGCGCGCGAGCAAATGGGTTTGATGTTTGAATTCCCAGGATTAGCTGGGGTTTCCTCGACGCAGATACTGAACGTCGACCACCCTAGACGCGGGGATAACGTGTGTTACAACATCTTGAGATAGAGTTGATTCCGCAACGTCAAACTTCACCCACAGTTGATCGAGGTCGTCTCGGAACCACTTAGCCCTCTGACCGGCAGGTGTGAACTCCCGGTTCATGTTTGAAGAGCGACTCACGAGGATGGCTGTGATTCCCTCTTCGATAATTTCATTTGCCATTTTTGGAACCTCCTAGAGACAGAAATTGAATTGAGACAGGCCCACTATACTTAGTATAGTGAGCCTCTCTCAACTGCCGTGCTACGCTGAACCAAACGTGAAGGACTGGCCATTCACGCTGAGGTTCCGCAGGATGGCGGTCAAGTCCGTACCGCCGGTGAAGCCGGTGGTGACGTAGATACTGCTGATGACGTCGTCGCCATGAGCAGCAACGACATCGGCCCACGACTGCTGATCGGGCGGAACGCCGTCGCAGGAGTCGTCGTCGTAGCGCACGTCGTTGCCCACGACATTGAACGTGGTGAACACGTTCTTGTCGGGAACAACCGTCGCACACTGCGTCGGGTCGAATACCACGTCGTCGTTGTCGTTGTTCAGGAAGATCCGCAGATACGCATCGCCGATCGGGGCAGTGTCTGCCGCCGAGTACATGACGTTGTACGAAAGCTGCGTGATCTGGCCGAGGGTCATGCCGTCTGCTCCGTCGTAACGGACAGATCCGCCCCAAGCACCACCATCGGTGTATGGACCGAACTGAACGCCGTCAAGAGAAGTTGCGACGCTCGCGTTCGTCTGAGAGAAGTCGCCACTGAGACGCTGGAGGACTGGTGCCGGAGCTCCGGCAGGACCGGCAGGACCAGTTGCTCCTGTATCGCCCTTCGGACCGGCAGGACCAGCAGGGCCAGCAGGGCCAGTTGCACCCTGCGGACCGGCGGCTCCAGTGTCACCTGTCGCACCCTTCGCGCCACGCTTTCCGACGATGCAGATCTTGTGGCTGTACTTCTTGAAGACGCTCACGTCTCCGGCAGAAGCGCCGGTGTGACGCAGGTCG